GTCCATGTGCCCGTCGGGGCGCCGGTCGTGTAGGAGGCTGGCAGCACCCCATAAGTCATCACGTGCGAGGCCGCGGTGCCGGTGTAGTTCATGCTGATGCGATAGAAGCCGTTGGCCACGGCAACGATGGATGCGCCGGAACCGCCGGAGCCCTGATCGAGGACGGAACCTGCACCCGTGAGATCGAAGGCGGCATAGGAGCCGGTGATCGCCGATTCGCGAATATAGACTTTGGTGTAGCCGTTTGGCTTCGCATAGATGTCGGGCGCGAAGGTGGCCACGCTGGCGGTGAAGGTCTGGTTGATGCGGTGCACGCCCGAGGTGGTATTGGGCGTGAACAGGTCGGCAGTCGACGTGCCATCGGGCGCGTTGGCTGCGTCGGCAGAGACCGCGCCGTTGCTCTTGGTCCAGGTCGCATTGTCGATTGTTTGCGAACGGGTCAGCGAGTTGGTGCGCGTTGGCACCGTCTGCAGGCCGACGTCGGACCGGCAGAGCACATCCGCCGTTTTTGGCAGGTAGAGCCCGGTGCTGTCCTGCACATAGATCGTGCCGGCGTGCGTGTCGGTCGGGATCGGCGCACTAAACGTGAAGTTGCGCGCGAAGTCCCAACCCAGATCAAAGCCGGCCATCCACAGAGGGCGCCCGTTCCGCATCCTCGCGGCGCCCATCCGGCCAAAACCCCTGCCCATCACTCCGAACGGAAGCGGCATGGTCAGGTGTTCGCCACCGCGGCGACCTTATGGCCGGGCGTCACCGCGAAATACTCCGTCTGGTCGGCGGCGAGGCGCTTGCTCGAGGTCGTCGCGGTCGGGTCGGCCCCGAACAGGATCGAGCAGATCGAATCCGTATGGATGCGGACGAACTTGGTTTTGGCGCCGAAGGCCGAAGACTGCGTGGTCGTGGTGTAGGTGACCGGCGTCTGTTCCGTACCGGGCTCAGCGCCAACCGGCACGCCGCCGGGCATGATTGCCGCCTCGGAATATTCGGTGATGTAGAGCTTTCCCATCGTTCAGACCTTTCAGAAGCCGGGGGGCTGTGCCATCTGCGAGCTGCGCGCCGCGAGGTCGATCATCTTGCCGCGCTCTGCCATCGTCGCCATGCGTTCCTTGTGCGCCATGTCGGCAGCACTGGCGGCAACATCGATCATCTGCGATTGCCGATCCGCTTGAGCGCTGGCGCCCATGTCCTGCGTCTCGGCAACGATCTTGGCCGTTTCGGCCTGCGTCTTCTCGTTGCCCAGTTGCTTGGCCTGAAGATCGAGTTGAATGGCGGCCTGCTGCATCGGGTTCGGCGGCGCCGCGGCCTGCTGGCGCGACTTGTCGATGATGTCCTGGGCCTTCTTCTTGACGCTGCCCTGGAGCGGCGACAGCTCGATCAGCAACTCGGGCGGGACCATGCCGCCGCCGCGCGCCATCGTCGTCAGCGTGTCGTAGGCGTCCATCTGCATGTTGATGGTGTCCGGTCCCTCGTCCATGATGATGTCGACATCGAGGGCGCCGAGCCTGTTGATGATCGCCGGCATACCGGTGCGCGGGTCGACCCCGATCTGATTGACGCCAAGGAACTGCGCCAGATTGTCGTCGTCGGTGACGCGGATCCAGCGCTCGGCTGTCCAGAACACCCGGACTGCGTTCCAGATCGCCCGATAGATGCGGAGCTTGAAGCCCTTATAGGCCAGCGTGAACGGGCCAAGTTCGGCAACGCCGGCCTGCTGCTGCATGGCCATGGCACGGCCCGACATCTGATTGACGCCCTGCCCGATCAGCGCCGGGTTGATGGCGTAATTCTCGATCTCGTTCTTGGCCTCCTGGAGGAAGCCCAGTTGCGCATTGAGTTCCTGCGCCTTGGCGTTGTCGTCAAAGCTCGGCATTTCGGCGCCGGGCGGCACCACGATCACGCCATCGGGCTTGTTGGCCTCGGAACGAATCTTCTCGATATCCAGCCCATTGCCGTCGCGAACAATCACCCGGCGCGTTGCCGAGGTCCACAGCGCCTTCGACCGGCGAGCATTGATCTCGTCCTGCGTCGACTTCAGGTTGCGGTGGAAGCCATAGCGATCGCCGTCATGGTCGACAAAGGCCGAGAAGGCGATGAATTTGCAGAACGTCTTTCCCTTCTCATCGACATAGGGCGAAACGCCCGACGCCAGGATGAGGCTCCCGGTATAGACCGCCCAATGCCATTTGCCGCCCTTGATCAGCCAATGGTCGATGACGCGAACGCGCTTGCGGCCGTTGCTCGTGTCCGTCCATTTCGTGTCGCTGTCGGGGTTCGATGTCAGTTCGGTATTGGTGTCGACCGACGCAGTGATGTCTTCAGCCTTGTCGGGAAACTGCTCAATCAGCGCGTCGAGATCGGCCCACTTGCCGACGCCCATGAAACGCGCATCGGAGAAGTCGGCTTTGGTCGATCGCGGGTCGTAGAAGAACGATGCCGGCTCGATCAACTCCATGCCGATTTCATTGTCCCCATTGTCGCCAGGAACGATCGTCAGTTCGATGCCGGCGATGCCATCCACGGCGCCATTGAGGCCGCACACGGGGCTCTTTTCTGCCCAGCGCTGCTCATCGAGCACATAGCGAACAACCGCTGTCGCAATCTCCGCGCCCTCTTCGTGCTTGGGCGTGCGCGGATAAGCGCGGGGGTCGTTGCGCTGGCGCTCCATGTACCCGACGATGGCGTTGATCTTGCGCGCTTCGCGGTTGTAGGTGACGACCGGCTGCTTGCGGCGGTTCAGAACCTTGATCTGGGCGTCGGTGTACTGCGCGCCGTGGAAATAGCGGCGAGCGTCCTGCTGCTCCTTGATCTCCTCGGGCTTGGATTCGAGGTAGCTCAGGTAATCTTTCTTGAGCGCGTCGACGGACAGATCAGCCGACATGGCCTGCGGGGCACTGCCGCCGGAAGCGGATGCCGCCGATCCAACGCTGTAACCGGAATCAACCATCAGATCGTCATCCAATCCTCAGCGCGCGCCACATCATTGCGGGCCGTGTAGCCAGACTTGTTCGCATCCGACGGGGCCGGCTTCTCCGGCGGGTTCTTGAACATCTTGTCGATGAGCTGGCCAACGAGCCCAAGCGCGTCGACCTGGTCGTCATGCCGGCCAGTCGGGAATGTCAGCAGTTCCGCCCGGAACGCCTCGAACCATGGGGCATTAGCTGGCACATAGAGCCCGTCCAGTGCCATACGACCGCGGATCGATTGCGCCCGAATCGCCTTGTCGCCGCGGGTCGGGAAGACCTCACGCGCCACGTAGGCTTTGCGCGCTCGCATCCGCTGCGTCAGGAACGGCCCGACGCCGGCCTTGATCTGACCCGTTTCCTCTGCCCAGCCGATCGGTTTCCACTGCAGCACGAGGTCGCAGAACGATTCGACCCACTGATCGGACGAGGCCTGCTTGCGCCACAGATCGAGCAGCCACAGCCGCCCCTCTGCGTCGATCCCGACAACGACATGCACCGTGTAGTCGCCGCCGTCGCCGGTCACCGCATAGTCACTGGCGCCATAGACCTGCAGCGTCGACCGGGCAGGTGCTTTCTCGTATGGTCGCAGCCAATCGGCCTGGAACAGATCGCCGGCCTCTGGCGCCGGGCGCTGCTGGAACAGCGAGGCCCATGTTCTCGGCTTGCTCTCAAACTGCGCCCAATGTTGAGCCGTGAACCACTCCGGCCAGAGATATTCGCCGATCTTCCGTCCGAGCGGGTCGTCTCCCCGTTCCGCCTTGGCGGGGAGGCAGATCACTTCCCAGTCCTGCCCGTCTCGGCAGCGGATCAATCCGCTCTCGCCGGCATAGCCGACCGGCAGCAATGCGCCGGCCAGGTCATCCTCATGCCAGCGTGTCTGGCAGAGCAGCACAGAACCGCCGGGCTTGAGACGGGTCAGGATGTCGTCTTGGTAGGCCTCAATCGTCCGGCGCCTGGTGATCTCGGATTCGGCTTCCAGTCGGCCCTTGATCGGATCGTCAATGGGGATGAAGTCGGCACGGTTGCCGGTGATCCCCGAGAGGATGCCGCCGCCCATGTATTCCGAACCATTCGCAAGCGCCCATTCATCAGCCGCCGCGCTGTCTCCGCTGATCGATGTCGAGAACAGCGCCTCGTAAGCACGCTGCCTGACGATTGACCGCGTCCGACGCCCGAACTTGCGCGCCAGATCCGATCCGTACGAAACCCCGATGACCTTGAAGTCTGGCCACCTGCCCATCGCCCAGGTCGGCGCCACGACAGATGCGTACGTCGTTTTCGCGCTGCCCGGAGGCATGAACAGCATGGTTCGGCCATTGGGCCGTTCGATGCAGCGCTGCGTTGCCTCAAGCGCCAGCACGTGATGCGCAGCCAGTGCCGTCTGCACCGGCTTGTACGTCTCTTGGTCGTCGCTGTCGTTGTCCGCTGTCTGCCCGCGTGGGGCGCCAGGGACTTCGATATAGCGGGTGAACTCTACAAGATCGGCCCTAGCCTTTCGTCGCCGCAGAAGCTCGCGGGCCGCGTCCTGCGGCGATAGCTGCGAGGGCTTCATCACTCAGGTCAACGACCTCTCTTGCGTGCGGGCTGTCATCGCCGCCGTCTGGCGCGTCCATGCTGAACGCCTGCCGCTCGAGCGTGATGAAGTTCTTCACTGCCGATGACAGCGCCAGAAGCGTAGAAGCCCGGCTCGGCAATGCAACGGCGCGGAGCATCGCGGCTCGTCGCTGGCCGTTCCTATCGCCGGCCGTCTCGACTTCAATCTCTTCCTCGATCTCGTCGCGGTTGACCGTTGCCTCGTCCAATTCATCGAACAATGATCGTGCGAGCGTTCGGCCCCTGCTGATATCGGCTCGATGCGACCGGACAACTTCAACGACGCGGGTTGCAGCGGCTTCAATGGTTTCACGTGCAGAGGCTTCTGAAACCCCGTCTGAAACCAGCTTAGCTGAAACCGCCTCTTTGACCCTTGCGGATAGATCGCGGGTCCACCCGTCGCGCTTAGCGCGCTTGTTGATTGCCGTATGGGAAATGCCGTGGAGACGGCCGATCTCCGACACCGACAATTGGCCGGCGCGGTATTCGCGCTCAATCGCTTCCCAGTCGGTTGGGGGCTTGGTGTCTGTCATCTGGTTTCAGAATTTCGGGCGCAAAGCCCAATCGTGGCGATCGGCTGACCCGTCGCCGTGGACCCGGAGGCAGTCTGCAATGCAGCCCCTACGCGGAACGGTCCACTGTCTCTGTTCGACGCAATAGGTAAGCTGATTTGCTTCATGCGGCAAGCTCCTCGATCTGACCGGATTCGAGTTCCACAGCTGTTTCGCGCCCGAGCAGGTCAATGGCGACGCGAAGCCGATCCAGCGAATGCACCGCCTCGACCTTGGCGCTGAACCCGCGGAATGGGCCGTCTGTGACCCGCACCCGCTTGTCGCGAAGGCGCTTGCGCATGGCCTGCAGCGTGTTCTTGACGGTCTCCCCGCGGTGCCGGCGCGCCTGGTCGGTGTCATCGAAGGCCATGTCGGCTTGCGCCGCGCGGAGCTCGATCACGTCCTTGGTCGGCACCGGGACGGGCGCCATCGGGAAGCCGGGCAGCACATCGGCCACGCCGTCACAGGAACGGATGGTGGCGAACTGCGATGCCTCGGCGAACACGAACAGGTAACGCGGGAAGTGGCAGAGCGTGGTCACGATCGTGACGCGGCGCCGACGGTTGAAGCGCTCAATCCGATATTCGGGCAAATAGGCCTCAAGTCCAGCGTCCTGCAGATCCTCGAGAGCCTTGCGCTCGAATTTCGCCCGGGTCTTGACTGCGTACCACTTTGCCATTTGCCCCTATGCCCCTTAGTGAAGTGCGGTGGTCATCTGCGAAACGGCCTGCGGGCTTGCCCTCGCCTTGATGTTGGCAACGGCCTTGGCGACGACAGGCGCAGGCCATGATTTCTTGGTCATGTAGGACTTGACGGTTTCCCCGCTAACCGCCTCGCATTCGCGGAAAAGCTCTTCTTGCGAACGATGCACGACCTGAGCATCAGCCGGCAGCGTCGAAACGAATTCGGGCTTGAGCCGGATGGGCTCGCGCCACTTGCCGCTGTCGAGCCAGTTCGCCGCCGTCTTGGAGTAGCGGCATTGCGCATCGACCGTGCGACCGCGCTCCTCAGCTTCCTGCGCCACCCAGCGCGCCTGGCGGTCAGCGGCCTTGACGGCCTGTTCCTGCTCCTCGGGCTTGAGCTTTGAGAATGCAGTTCTTGCTGCCGTCTCCGCGCTTTGAGGATTGTCGGGATAAGCTTCCATGAATTCCAGAAACAAATCCCGCGCGCCATCTTGCGGCCTCGCGGCCTCTAGAACGGGCGGGGGTATTTCTCTTTCTGTCTCTGCTTCTAGTTCTGTCTCTGTCTCTGGTGCGTCACCGTGACGTGACG